TTGAAATTCCTTTTGCAGAGGGCGAAGCAATTTCGATTGGAGATGAAGTCACTATTGATGGTGCTAAATTAAATATTGCTAATATTACAGATATTGGTGGTAGAAATGAAACATTATCAATGGAGATACTGAATGACAAATCCGTTTCGAGGGGAAAAGGAAGTAAAACTAGGAAACAAGACGTACAAGACGAGGTTGACAGTTGACGCTTTAGTTAGACTTGAACAGAATACAGGTCAAAGTTTAATAAGGTTAACACAAAGACTTTCTGAAGGTACATTAACTCTTAGTGATATTTCTTCCATAATTACTCCTGCGATTAGAGGTGGTGGAGCAGATATTAAAGAAGATGATGTAATTAAAATTATCTATCAATCTGGCATTGCTGATGGCATAAGAGTTTGTGGAGAACTTCTTGCGAATGTATTGGCAGGAGGGCAAGAGGATGACGAAAAAAAGGAAATAGAAGCACCCTAGAAGGCGATGATAAGATGCCTTGGGGTCGCTTCATTCAAGTGGCAATAGGGGTATTAAAAATACCTCCAAAGGATTTTTGGGATATGGGATTACCAGAATTATATTTAGCAATAGATGGTTACGTTGAAGCTAATAATATGGGTCAAAAACCATTTGGAAAAGATGACTTACAAGAACTAATGGAAAGGTATCCAGATTAATGGCAACAGTTGATACACTATTAGTTCGTATTGAAGCTGACATGAGTCAGTTAAAGAAACAATTAAAATCTACACAAGGTGCTGTTCAGCAATCTGTAGGCAAACAACAAAATTCATTTAATGCACTAGGTGCAACTATCAAAGGCTTTGTTGGTGTAGCTGTTGCTATGATGGCAGTTCGTTTTGCAGGAAACATGGTCAAGATGGCTAGTTCTGTTGAAGAAATGCAAGCCAAATCAAGCGTAGTATTTGGAAAGTTTACAGGACAAGTAAGAGCAGAATTAGAAGAATTTGGAAATATAGTAGGAAGAAGCACCTTTGAATTAGAAGGTATGGCATCTTCTATTCAAGATACATTTGTTCCAATGGGGTTTGCCAGAGGTGAAGCCGCAAAATTATCAGTAGACTTAACCAAATTAGCAGTAGACGTAGCATCATTCAATAACGCTTCTGATGTTGATACTATGAGAGCGTTTCAATCTGCATTAGTTGGTAATCATGAAACAGTAAGAAGATTTGGAGTTGTAATAACTGAAGCAACTTTACAGCAAGAATTACAAAGAATGGGAATAACTAAAAATTCCAAAGATGTAGACAATGCAAGTAAAGTTCAAGCTAGAATGAATTTAATTTTAGCAGGTACTACTGATGCACACAATGATGCCGCAAATACAGCAGGAAGTTTCGCAAACCAATCCAAAGCATTAAGTGCCGCTTTAGACGAATTAATAGTTGGTGCAGTATTGCCTTTATTACCTGCATTAACAAGCGTTGTTACAGGATTAGTTGAAGCAACACAAGCAACTGAAAAGTTTTTAAGGCTTATTGGGTTAATACCAAAAGATTTAGGAACTGTAATAAAACAAAATGCAGAACTAAGTTTATTATATGAAGAAGAAGCACAGGCATTAGACAAATTAAGTAGAATTGTTGATAAGCGTTCCCAAAATGCAGTTAAAAATACTGTTAGAGCTATTCGTCTTGAAATAAAAGCAATTAAAGATATGCAGACTGCAAGAGCAATGGCACAAGCAGGAAAAGACAGAGAAACAATAATAACTATTGCTCAAAATAGAGAGTTAGCAAAAAAACTACAATTAGAATCTGATTTAGCAAAAAAACAAGGTCCAATTTCTAGGAAAGAAGGAACACAATTTAATCAAGGTGAATTTGAAGAATTTGGTAAAATTAATGAAGCAACTCGTCAATTAGCTATAACAAACGAATTATTGACAATGAAGATCAATGGTAAAACTGAAGCTGAAATTAAATCAAGAGAAATAAGATTACAAAATCAAATGCTTGATGACAAGCAATTCAATAGTATGGATCAACAAATTAAGAAAAATATAGAATTAACAAATTCAATTAACAGAAAAGATGAATCAAATAAAAAAATAACTGCAACCAATGATAAAGTATTAAGCCAACTTAATTCTATTTCTAATGCAAATGAAATACTAGAGATGAAAATTAATGGAAGCACCGATGCTGAAATCAAAAAACATCAAGCAATAATGGCTAATATAGGTGCTTCACCAGAATATCTTGCTGTTTTAATGTCACAAATAGATGCAGAAGCAAAGTTAAACAAAGAATTAGAAAAGAAAAATAATCTTGAAGATTTTCAAATACAAAAGAAAAAAGACTTTATAGCACTAGCAGAATCATTAAGAACTCCTTCTGAAGAAGTGCAAATATTACAACAACAAATGAATCAAGCATATGAAGAAGGATATCTTTCACAAGAACAATATGCACAAGGTACAGAAAATCTAAAAATAAAAATGTTAGAAGCTACACAAGCAGGTAGAACAGCATTAGATGCAATAAACAAAGTAGCAGATGGATTTTCAGAAAGTTTTACAAATGCTTTAATGAACGGAGAACTATCTCTACAAAGTTTAGGTAATACTGTTAAAGAAGTTATGGCAGGGTTAATCAGAGATTTTATTAAGGCTCAAATAAGAGCAATGATATTAAAAATGATTTTAGCAAGTATGGGTATGGGAGCTCCATCAGCAGGTTCTTTTACAGGTGGAGGTAACTTATCTGGAGTCGGTGGATATGCAGGTGGTGGAACAGTTCAAGCCAAAACTCCAGTAATGGTTGGAGAAAGAGGTCCTGAAATGTTTATCCCAAATTCAGGTGGTTCAATTAAAAATGCGGCAGATACTAGAAGTGCTAATAGTGGAAAGCCTATAGTAATTAATCAAAGTATTAATGTAAGCACAGGAGTTGCACAAACAGTGAGAGCAGAAGTATTGAATTTAATGCCACAAATATCACAATCAACAATAACTGCTATTTTAGATGCAAAACAGAGGGGTGGTTCTTTTTCCACTATAATGTCATGACCACTTATCCTATTACTTTACCTACTGAAACATCTTCTCAACCGATAAGTACAACTTTTAGAATCAGAAGAGTAATTGGGCAATCTGCGAGTCCATTTACAGGCGAACAACAAACATTTAGGCATCAAGGCGAATGGTGGGAAGCAGAAGTAACTTTGCCACCTATGACACACGATTATGCTAGAGAATGGGTTGCTAAATTAGTTTCTATGAGGGGTGTTTCTGGTCAAATGATGTTAGGCGATTGGGATGGAAGAACACCAAGAGGAACAGCATCTAGTTCAGCAGGAACACCATTAGTAAATGGAGCAAGTCAAACAGGCAATTCACTTATTATAGATGGTGCAACAGCAAGTCAGACAGGTTATTTAAAAGCAGGGGATTATATACAGTTAGGAAGTGGCATTTCTTCAAGGTTACATATGGTTGTAGCTGATGCAAACACAGATGGTAGTGGCAATGCAACATTAGATATTGAGCCTAGATTACGATCATCTCCTGCTGATAATTTACCTATAGTTGTTTTAAATTCAAAAGGTGTGTTTAGATTAGTGACTAATGATACTGAATGGAGTACAGATGCAGTAGCTAAATATGGTATTACATTCGCTGTGACAGAGTATCTTTCATGAGCAGAAGTCTAACCACAGCATTAAATAATGAGCTTATTAGTTCTGAAATGAATCCTTTTATGGCTGTAAGTCTGGATTTTAGTGGGGGTACATTTCTTTCTTGGACAGGTTATGGTGATATAACTTTTGGTGGTGATACTTACATTGGTAGTGGAGATATTATTAATGTTGGTGCTATAAGCGAAACATCAGAAGTAAGAGCCAATGGAATGCAAATTACTTTATCTGGATTGCCTGTAGAATTAGTTTCTGCGGCTTTAACTGACCCTTATCAAGGCAGAACAGCAAAGATATTTTTTGGAGTTTTAAATGCCACTACAGGTGCTGTAATTGCAGACCCATATCTTTTATTTAAGGGCAAAATGGATTTAATGACTATTGAAGATGGTGGTGAAACAGCCACTATTGCAGTAACAGCAGAAAGCAGATTGATTGATTTAGATAGAACAAGAGAAAGACGTTACACATCACAAGATCAAAAAATTGACTTTCCAGATGATAAAGGCTTAGATTTTATAGCAAGTTTACAAGAAAAATCCATTATATGGGGTAGTTAGATGGGTTTTTTTAAAAAATTTATAAAAGCAATAACCAACCCTGCTAATATTATCGCGGCAATAGGTATAGCAATAGCTATAACTGCTGGTCCTGTTGGTTGGGCTATGTTGGGAACATCTGCTTTTTGGACAACTGTAGCTATAGTTGCGACTACAACTGCCGCAGTTTCAGCACTTGCACCTATGCCAAGATTGCCTAATTTCTCTGATTTCTTATCCGAAGCACAGGGTAGGAGTCAAATGATAAAGCAACCTGCTGTTCCTCGTAGAGTTATATATGGCACAATGAAGGTTTCTGGTGTTTTAGGATTTGTAACCACTTTTAAAGATACAGCTAATAATGATAATTATTTAAGAATGATAATATTATTAGCAGGGCATGAAATAAATGCTATACAAAAAATATATATAAATGATGATGAAGTTACTTTCAATACAGATACTAATTATGAATTAGTTTATCAAGTAACAGGTTTAGTAAACCCCACTTCTACTCAAAACGCTACAAAATATAATGGTTTAGTTTCTATTTGGCCAAAATTTGGTTCAGTAGATCAAACATATTTAAATCGAATAAATGCAGACACATTTAATGATCCTGTCGTTTGGGATGAAAATTATAGATTAAGAGGAATAGCTTATGTATATTGTCAATTAAAATTTGATAGAAAAACTTTTCCTCAAGGAATACCAAACATATCATTTCAAGTGCAAGGTAAGAAAGTTTTTGACCCTCGTAATAGTTCAACAGCCTTTAGTGCTAATCCTGCATTAATTATAAGAGATTATTTAACATCTTCTGCTTATGGTTTTGGTGCTTCATCAGATGAGATTAGTGATGCTTCTATAATTACTGCCGCTAATATTTGTGATGAAGACATAACTTTAGCAGGAGGGTCAACAGAAAAGAGATATGAACTTCATGGTAGCTTTCAAACAAGTGGTAGTCCTAAATCAATTTTAGGACAATTATTAACTTCATGTGGTGGAATAGTAACCTATACAAATGGTCTATTTAAAATAAAAGTAGCAAAATATGTATCTCCATCAGTAACTTTAGATGAGGGTGATTTAAGAGGTTCAGTTACTCTGCAAACTAAAAGATCAAAAAGGGATAATTATAATGCAGTCAAAGGTACATTTGCTTCTCGTGATGCTAATTATATTTTGTCAGATTATCCTGCAATTACATCAACAACTTTTCAAGAAGAAGATGGAGGTGATAGGCAATTTTTAGATTACAATTTACCTTATACAGTTTCATCACCTATGGCACAAAGATTGGCAAAAATTGCTCTGTTTAGAAATAGACAGCAAATCAGTATTACTTATCCGTGCAATTTAAAAGGATTTCAATTAGATGTTGGTGATACAGTAATGATAAACAATACAACTTTTGGTTTTTCTTCTAAAGTATTTGAAGTTGCTGAATGGTCTTTAAGCATAGATAATTCTAATGGTTCGCCAACATTAGGAACTAATTTAGTATTAAGAGAATTAAATGATGCTGTTTTTGATTGGGACGCAGAAGAAAAAGAATTTTTGCTAGATAACAGTAATTTACCAGACCCTTTTACTGTATCAATACCTACATTAACTCTTTCTGATGAATTAAGAGTATTAAATGAAGAAGCTACAAATGTATTGGTTGCTGAACTATCAACATCTGATGCTTTAGTTCTTGATTTTGAAGTTGAAGCAAAAAAGGACACTGACTCTAAATTTATAAATATGGGAATGTCTAGTTCTACTAGATTTGAGTTATATAACGTAGAAGATAGTGCTATCTATAATGTAAGAGCAAGGGCAATATCTAGGTTTTCTAATTCTCCTTTTGTTGAAAAAAATCATGAAGTAGTTGGTAAAACTGAACCACCTTCTGATGTTACAAATTTTCAAATTAATATTGTAAACACAGAAGCACATTTAAGTTGGACACCTGTGCCAGATTTAGATTTATCACACTATATAATAAGACATAGTCCTTTAACATCTGGTGCAACTTTTAATAATGCTATTACTTTAGTTGATAAAGTATCAAGACCTGCGAATACTGTAACAGTACCTGCTTTAACAGGAACGTATTTTGTTAGG